AAGATATTGAAGGGGAATGCATTGAAAAGATAAAGATATTGAAGGGGAATGCATTGAAAAGATAAAGATATTGAAGGGGAATGCATTGAAAAGATAAAGATATTGAAGGGGAATGCATTGAAAGACTTGGAAAAACCGGCGGGGTTGATTCTAGTAAGTACACTCTACGAACGTATAGGGCTATACGACGAATTCTATGAGTGAACCTAATATTGCCTCCCGGGGGCGCCCGCTCGAGTGCCTCTTAATAATATCTAAGCCGTTGGAACGGGGTTCGCGCCCCGTTCCTTTTTTAATTCACTTCCATATTAAGTGCAAGCTCTCTAGATAGCTTACTGCCTGTCTATCAAGAATTTTGCCGCCATTAAATTATGTTAAGGGCGGCGTAAAGTCGATATTATTGATAGTGGAACGGGAGGTGTGGTATGAGTAGGATTCAAGCGGGGTTCACTCTCATAGAGCTGCTGGTCGTGATTGTAATTATAGGTATCCTTGCGGCTATAGCTCTCCCCAACTTTATCAAAGCAAAAACGAAGGCGAAGGAGGCTGAAACAAAAAGCTGTCTTCGCTCCATTCAGATCGCGACCGAAAGGTATGCCGTCGATTCCGGCGGAACGTATCCTCCATACCTGATCGGCGGAGATGTGTCCGGCTGGGCCGCCTGGCATGTGGATAAAGATGTGCATCCTTCGTATAAACAGGCGCACGGCAATTCGTCGCCGTCGTTCCCCGATTTCGTGATAGATCCCCTGATTCACTTCTGCTATATCGAGGGGTATCCGAAGAATCCGTTTGTCGACGATGGGAGCATTATTTCTCAGGGGACGCTGGATCCCGATACCGGGAGGGGCGACCCGCGCTTCGGCTTACGCGGCAATATAATGGGCAATGGATTGGACGATCCAATGTTCTATGGCCGGAGCGAGGCATACGAGCTCGCGCCGGTTAAGATGATGGACTTCGCTCTCACTCTGCCCGATGCCGAGAATCTTGGTTTCCCTGATTGGACGACCGATCCGCAGGGCGTACATTATATGTTCGGCGGACGGCGGAATCCGAATGGCGGCGAGCCGTTACAATGCTGGTGGCCCGGTAATTTCTTTTACCGCGCAGGATGGAAAACGACCAAAAATTTGGACGGTTGCGGGATAGGTATCCCCGGCCATGCCGCATACAGGACCGGACCGGATACGTATATGCTTGGCGCTTATGGAAGCTATGACTCCGACGGGATGGATATAATCAGGCTCGAGAGTACATACGCAAACGGGGCCGAATTATTTTACAGAATGCCGGAGCCCTGGAATATCAATGCCAATATAAACGGGGCGACAACCGTAAAAGTAGGGGTCTGGGTTTCCGGCTCAAAGCTGAATGATCCCACGGGAGACTGGGGTGACGCGAGAGGTATCCCCGAATGCTACGGAGGATGGTGGGCCGGGTATTTGAGCGACGGGGAAAGTGGACTGAATCCCGAGCCAAGCTGGCCATATTACAATTTTCACAGCACCGAGGGCATCGAATGGGCTTATGGCTGCCCCGATGGCATAGGCGATGGGATTATTCTGTGCCTTACTCCGGATGGTGCTTTCAAACCGGAGACCCAAAACTGGGATCTCAATTTCTGAATTTCAAGCTTTATTCTACACCAAGCTTATAGGAGGTGACGGTGCTATGAATAGGCTGTTGTATCTTGTTCTTTCCCTTGTTTTACTTCTGGCGTCTTGTGCTTGCTCATTGAGCGAGGATACGTGTTTATGGATGCGTGGAAGCGTTTTAGCGATTACGGATAACACCTGTAATTCCCGTGGTACCGCTTTTATAACCGAGGTTAATGGCGATCGGGTCATTATGACCGCTAAGCATATAGTAGACTGTCGACTGGATTTGAAAACGACAGCATTGGCGAACTTGCTGGGTAATAGAATAAACGCGTCAATTGACGTGACCGATGGAAATAGCAATATCTATAATTGTTCGATTTTGAGTTGGACCGACGAGCACGATGTTTATAAATATCCGGAGGATGATTGGGTGATACTCGATTGTCCGGCGGAGTTGAAAGATCTGCCCGCCCTTAAACTGGCGGAATCGGAGCCTTTTGTTGGAGAAATCGTCTTTTGGGCAGGGTATCCCGATTCGGATTGCGGTGCGGTGGTCGAAGAGACAAGAACGGGAGACTGGATTTCGAATCATTATCAGCGCCGGTTGTCGTCCATATGCGGGCCTGGATCGTCCGGTTCGCCGGTTTATGATGTCAGTCTTGGGTTGGTTGGTATTATTACTATGCATACATCGGAAACAGGCCATGGAATTATGTTGAATATCCCTTTCGTCAAAGAGAAAATAGAAGCCGAGTATATCCGAGATATGCAGGGGAGATTCTGAATGAATCATGAAAACGAAACAGGGAGGTTTTACTCTTATTGAGCTATTGGTGGTCATTACCATCATCGGCATTTTGGCGGCGCTGGCTTTGCCTCAGCTAGTTCGAGCCAAGCAGAAAGCTAAAGAAGCGGAAGTTAAATCCAATCTGCACTCGATTCAGATAGCACTGGAGAGATACGCAACGGACCATTCGGGCCAGTATCCGGCATATATTTTTGGTGGCGATTTGAGAATTTATACCGACGGATATTATTCGGAAAATGGATGCCCAAAGGATTCTCTTATCCAGTATGGGTATGTGTCAAGCTATCCTAAAAATCCGTTTACCGATGGGAGAGAAGTAATCGATTGGACGGGTTCTTGGGGCATACCCGGCACGACCGACTTGCGGTTCGGATGGAATGGCACGGTTATGGGGAACGGCTTCGATGATCCCCGGTATTTCTGGGGATTTCACGACGGTATCCCATATTTGACGCATATGTGGTATAGTGGAGCTTATCCGGAGAATCCTGTCGGATGCTTGCGCTATTGTTGGGGAGGGAAGCCCGTACCCGATAGGAAAGGCGACAGCGCGTGGGGTATTGTTTACACGGATAGCGTGGATTCCCCGACGATGGTCGTCGACTGGCCCGGCAACTTCGGCTATCGCTCCGCCGGCAGAGTCATTCCTTCTTCCATTTGGATAGATAAAAGTATCTGGGACTTTCCGTATATAGAGATAACTACATATATGTTGTGGGGGTACGGCGCGGAAAATTGCCCGGGCTTCGATGTTGTCAGGATAACGTCGGAAGAAGGGCACTGGATGCTTAATAGTGACGGGTTTGGAAAAGACTTAACGACCGGAAAATCCTGTTATTATTCTAATAGTGGAGTGGTATATTCTCATCCGGAGACATTTGGGGGCGGGGGACTTGGTAAAATGCCGGTTTTCCCGCCTTATGACTACGGAAAACATGAGTTTCTCTACGGTGCTCCGGATGGGCGGTACGATGGAGTGATATTGGTACTGACTCCATCGGGCGGTATACGTACCTGGTAAAATTTGAGATATGCCTATATAAAATATCTTCGTAGTGAAGAATGGAAGTGTAAGAGGGATATTATTCTTCAGCGAGACCGGCATCGGTGCCGGCTTTGCGGGTCCAGGAAAAACTTACGCGTCCATCATCTCCATTACAAGACCATATTTAAAGAAGAGGAAGACAACTTCGCGGCATTGATTACGGTTTGCGATAAGTGTCACGCGAAGTTACATCGAAAGCGAGGTCGAGAAATTGGCAGAGGAAAAATGGTCCACAGGGCACGAGCCAGCGTTAAGAGACGACGGAGCAAACGTCGATGAAGTAATAAGTGTTCCGGTAGTGCCGGGTGAGGGCATAAACGTTCCGGACTTGTACGAACTCGATAGGAATTTCGTTGTTCAGCTTTTCCCTCCCGAAGAAGTGGAGAACTTGCCGAAGAATATGAAGCACGGTTTCGCGGCCTCGCTTATTATACAGTGCGGCAAGGATAAATGCCCGTATTTCGATGCCTGCCCTTATAGGGATCGAGTCGATGAAATGCAGGAACGATGTATAGTTGAAATGGAATATGCTATCCAGGCATTTACCGGATATGTCAAGCAGCTCAAGGTAAACGCGGATGACCTTCCGAGTATGGTTTTCATAAAAGATTTGGTCTCTATCGACATAAGGTTGGACCGCTTTCGCCGATGGCAGCAGGTAAACCCGGGAAGTGATTTTCAGCAGGTGGCCGCATCGTTTGATGAAAACGGTCCCGTGGATTGGAAGTGGGAAGCCCATCCCGTTCATGAGCAGATCGATAAGTTGCTAAAGGCTCGGGAACGCATACTGGACAATATGATGGGTACGAAGAAGAGCAGGAAGGCTACGGCCATAAGAACGGCGATGGGAAGCCGGCGGGCGCAGGAAATTTTAATCCAGCAGAGGGCTGAGAGGATGGGCAAATAATGGCCAGTTGGATAGGAACAGCGTGGGGAGCGGTCAAAGGATCCGGATTCGGGAAGTGGATGGCAAGAACGGGGGCGGCATGGACAAGCATATCGGCGGATATAGGAGCGGCTACAGAAAAAATAGAAGCGGCTGCCGAACAAGAGGCTATATGGAAGACTCGTTTTACCTTGGTAACACAAACGGGAAATCATCAAATTCGACAGAAACGCTATAAAACGATACTGAGAGAGACGGGTGTGGAAATACCTCCTAAAACAACAAAAGGTAAAAGAACTAGTCTAAGAGCGGTTGCCGAAAAGGCTGCAAATTCAGCAGGAGAACAGATTAGGTTGGAAGCGGCTGTCGACTATGTAAACAGCGTTAAGACCAATACCAGATCCGCTGTGGCAAACAAGTTGGGTATAACCCCGAAAATACCTAGTGACTTGTTGCCGGACTTTGGTGATCCTAATATCAATAAAGCCGTTAAAATGACCGCTGAAACCCAGCTAGCTGGAGGAAGGCAGTCCAAGGGTTTTGGCGGATGGTTGGTAAATACTCTTATGGGGGGCCAAACCTTTAATAAATCGTCCGCGGAATTTTTCGATGAACAGGTGTTTAAGGTAGCCGAAAAGATGGGGATCAAGCAAGGAGATATCACGGCCGATCACATAAAGAGTTGGATAAAGGAAGAAAAAGTATCTACCGCTAGAGCCAATATGTCTTCACTTTGGAGTAATATTTCAGGAACTGGCGTGCGCGAATTAAAGTCGACGAAAGAGATGTTTCCAATGATGCACAAGGGTATTCAATCCGGTGAGGGATGGAAGCAGGCGGATCTCTTCAAGCCGGTTGGCCTTGGTCGAGTCTGGGGCCGGCGGGCCGCCTGGACCGGGCTTGTTGCCGGAGGAGTCACCGTATCGGCCGGGATGCGTATTATGCATGAAGAGGAAACAATGCCGTATACGGGCGCGATGAACCTAATCGGCACGCCGCCTCCGGCTCCGGATCCACAAATAACCTTGGATGCGTACAGAAATCGTATAGCGTTCTAAAGAAAGGATGTTTTGATATGGGGCTTTTAACTGGGGCTTTGAAATGGATGGGTAAGGCGGCAGGAAAAGCCTTAACCTGGGGCAAAAATTTGTCCGCCAGCCGAGCCGCCGAAGAATTTATGAGCAGAAATGCGGCGAGAGCGGGCGGCGTGGGAGCCAAAACTCGGTTTGCCGCTGGCTCGGCAGGCGAAGCGACCAAAAATAAAGCATGGGTTGAGGGGATGTTCGGACCACCAAAGTCCGCCGCCGAAAATGCAAAAAATTTCCCGGGCGCAGGAGCCGTCTCCGGCCTTGCTAAAAAGCGTATCTTGGGATTCATCGGAGCGGGACTGGGCTTTGGCGCTCTCAGTAGTTTCTTTGATGACGGTTCTCTTGTCGGTGGAGCAGCTCACGGAGCGGCTACGGCCGGATTATATGCAGCAGCCGGTCCCGGGGCTATCTCATATGATGCTATGAATATATGTGGCGGAATCGCCGCCGGTATTGCCTCGCCGGCTCTCGGTATCTCCTATAGACAACATATAGATGAAGGGATGATGCAATACCATCCTACGATGTACGACGCGAAATTTGGCGGCAATTTGCGCCGGCGCGCCCTCGGGCACGCGATAAGTAGTCGGTCGTCGAATCGGTCGTTTTTGGGGTCAGAGGCTACGGAGTTCCATGATGGAGGATATTAATGGGAAAAGAGTGGACAACTGATATTTATGAAGGTCTTGGTAGTGTAGCCGAATCTTTGTCGAATATTGAGAAAACTATAGGTAAATGGAAGGGTAGAATTCCCGCAATCCCTCGTCTTAATAATGACGAGGAATATGCGAAGCGGATATTAAGAGGTTATGAGTCATTCCATGAAGAAGTAAGTGCTGCTCTTAAGTCCGGAGGAGAAGCTGCGGCAAGGAAAGTAGTTGCTGGCAACTGGAGGATTAAGAACTTCGGTATGTTCTATGATCTTCCGAAGAGATATGAATCTGCTGCGAAGGATATGTCCGGCGAGGCCCTGGAGTTCATGCAGGACGTTGGTATAGAAGCTTCACGGGAAGTGCGCACTGCAATTCATCATCTTGGACTTGAAATAGTTGATCCTAAAGTAGGTAGCGCTTGTAGTCCAGAATACAGATTATATTTTCAACACACGATATCTGAGGGTCCGCCGAGCCAAATATATGAAGTATTTGAACCAGGAATAAGAGGAGAAGGGATAAAAGGAGAACAAGCTTTAGTAGGGGCTTTCATAAACCATGAGAGCCTAGAAGCAGCCCTTCCTATAGAGTTGGTCCCAAGAGAGCCGGATGTGCCTCGTCCCAAGAGTCCACAGGGCAAAGTGGCGGCCGCACCGGTTGAGCTTCCTGAAATGGATACCCCCGGCAAAGTAGCTCCCAACCTCGCTACGGAGTCCCCCGGTCCCACCCCCGGTGCCGGATCCGAGGTTGCGCCAGTCGTCAAACAGCCAAAGCCGGTTACGCAGTCCCTCGAAACCTATGCGGATAGGACGAGGAGGGCGGCGAGAGTGTTTAGGGGAGGCTCGGAAAGCTTGGAGCCGGGTACATTGAGGAAGGCCGCAGAATCGCTCCAGCGTCCTCTTGGAACGCCGCCTATGACGGGGACTCCGACGATGGATTGGTCCGGTAGGAATCCTGAAGTATGGAAAGTCAATCCTTTGGGCGGGCCTCGTGTGCCCCCGGGAGGCGAAGAAGCTGGATGGTTGGCTTTGGAGGGGAAGGAAATATGGGTTAGGGACTTTCGTGAAAAGCAACTTTCGGAGTTTCTCAAAACAATTGGTACTGACGTCGAGTCTCCTTATACTGTAAAGACAGGAAGTTTAGGAGTTGAAACGGTAGAAGAATTCCATGGCTCCAATCCGCCCGGAGAGGGTTGGAAAGAGACAAGAAAAGATGTTTGGCAACGACCTGCCTCCTCGGCAGATATTCAACATCATGAGGCTTTGAGGCGAGAACGAGCAATACAGGAATGGAAAGATTATGTAGAGAAAAATAAGAAAAGAGCGGAATATAAAAGGAATATATTAAAGGGAAGTGCTCCCGATGCCCCCATGGCGGATGCTGAGATCGCCCACCCTGAACAGTCCCCCGTCGAAACCCCCACCCCCGGTGCCGAACACAAAGCTGCCCCCGTCGTCGAAACGGAAACCGTCAAATCTCCTCCCGTCGATACTACCAAGAGCGGAGTAAAACAAGGCGATGCCGCAAAAGTTACCGCCGGCATAGGTGAGGATTCGACCAAAAGAGTACCGAAAACCGATAAAATCAAAACCAATGTAAGCGATAAATTCGATAAATCCGCTTCCGAGGAGGGGTATCCATATTGGGCTAGAAAGGGGGAAGGCCCGATTCCCGGTGGTGAGGGTACCAAGGTTCCGCCAGCACCCGGTCCTAAAGAGGAAGGCTTCGGTGCTGGGGAGAAAGTGCCACCAAGAGGAGCAAGGGATTCGATGGGGAAAATAGGAAAAGCTTCCGCGCCCCCTCCAAAGCCGCCTCCTACGAAGAGTATTTCGGCTTTAGGTAAAACGGTCACCGATGCCTCGGCTCTCCGCTTCCTCAAAGGCTCGGCCCTGGCCGCCCTCGCAATCGTCGGAGCGTCGGCACTGTACAACCACGCGAATAGAAAAAGGAGACGAGATCTACATAGGAGAGATGGACTGGATTTAGGGACCACTGCAAGTCTTATGCATCGTTGGTATTGATTCAGGAGGAACCAATGTCAGAAGAACAAAAGGAGCGTCCGTTTTTTATTGATTTTTTACTTCAGCCGGATGATGACGTATTTGGCTACGGGTCCGAGATGAGCATCGATATGGTCGGCTTTATCGAGCCGACGCCTGACGACTACAAGCCCGGGTTTATTCTTGTGGGAGGGATAAATGCCATCAAAATTATCACCGACCTCGGCCCGGATATAATGCCTACGGTTACACTAATGACTAAGAGACCGAATACCCTGCGAACGCTTGATTATTTAGATATGCAACTATTGATAAAAGCAGCCAGCTTTCGTGGCGCTTTAATTTACGATGAGAGCGAAGTCGGCCCATTATGGATAGACCGATACAACGGAGTGAAGGAGTCGGAAATTGCCGCTAGCCCAGACATCTTATGACAAGCTAACCTATGATGAAGCCTATGATTTGGTCCTCGCCGCTTGCGAAAAATTAAATAAAGAGCGTGGTGGCGATTACCTGCATCCTTCCGGTCTTCCGGATGATTTCATAACGCGAGTTAAGGAAGGTTTCCCTCGACTACAATATTGGAAACAGCATCAACCGGTAACATGGTTAACCGACGAAGAGGTGGCTTTTACTGAGGACATGCTTGATGATGATCCGGACGGTCGAGCGGAGAAGACATATCTTAGTATCTTAAATGATGTCCCAAAATGGGTAGAATGGGAATTCGGTGTAGTTTGCCGGCCAATGCAGGCCGAACTTTTACGTTCGGAGGCTTCTCAAATAGTAGTCTTGGACTCCCGACGTATCGGCAAATCCTGGGCCGTAATTTTTCTCGCATGTCATTATGCTTATACTCATCCTCAGGCCGAGGTATTGATTCTTGTTCCGTCGGAGAAGCAGCTGAATGAGATTTTTGAAATAATGCGGAATAAGATATTTACACTGCCCACTTGCCGGCATTTTCGTCCGGTAGCTGAAGGTGGCATTATTACCGTAGACAGAGACAAGCCGAGTTACGAAATAGCGATTGAGGCCACGCATGGAGCCAGCCGCATAATAGGCAATATTTGTAAGGGTACCATCCGAGGATTTGGATCCGAAAACTCTCTACTTATCTATGACGAGTTTGATTTTATTGAGGATAAAAAAGCCATTACCGCCGCAATGGCAATCGCTTCTCAAAACCCCGACATTAGAATTCTGATATCCTCCACACCTTCCGGTAAGCGCGGGCAATATTATAGTTTTTGTACCGAACGTGCTCATGGTTATGAGCTACATCAATGGAGTGTTTGGGAGGGTAACGTTAACTGGTCGGTAGAAATGGCGATTCGTGAAGTTCTTCGGGCTATTGCCGAGGGTCTTGCCGGTTACGAGGACTATGTCCATGAATATGAAGCCGATTTCGGCGAAGAGATAGGTGGGTGGATTCCGAAAGCCCTTATAGATGAGGCGGTTTCATATCCTACTTTTGAGAATGGGGCGCTGGGTTCGGACTTCTTCGATAATCGTGGGTGCATCGATCCATCGTCCCCTATTAGAATAATGGGTGTTGATTGGGACAAAATGGGCGAGGCCGGGCCAAGCTTACTGGTGCTCGAGCTGGATCGCAGAATTTCCAAGATGCGGCCGATTCATGTAGAAGAAGTCCCAAGGGGAGATAAGGTATATGGAGTCGCAGTAAGAAGAATCATTGAGCTGAATGAGCTTCTGAATCCGCATTATATTCTTTGCGATCCCGGTTCCGGGGAGCGGCAAATTGAAGAATTGCATGAATACGGTGCGGCACACCCTCAGTCCGGTCTTGCTTACAAGGTAATCAGGGTTCCATTCAATAGCTCAGTCGAAGTCCACGATTATGTTACCCGAGATATTGTTAAAAAGCCGATGAAGCAAGTCATGGCTGCCGAGATGCGCCGATGGTTCTATGAGCGTCGAGTAGTTCTTTCCACACACCGTCAGAATTTAACCAAACAATTGCTCGATTATCATGTCGTTAAAATGACGAGGATGGGGTTATTCGAGTTTACCAGCAAGAATGAACATTTCGTCGACGCTTTTATGCTATGTGTTTACGGAGTTTCCGCCTATTTTGAGTCGATATTCGAGAAAATGGTTCCTCCTGTTATTGCAGCTACCGGCAAGACTGCCGGGGATATCGTAAAACAAGATACTTTTAATCCACTTCCAATAGAAACTAAATCCGCGCACCAGCCCAATATGGCGATTGTGTACCTCAATGGGCGGCCGGTAGCCGATAGACGGTCTACGAATTGGTCGGCGTTTTCCAGATCGGTAGATGGATGGGGTAGATAATGAATAATTTATTGAAGACAGGCATAGAATTTCCTTATACTCCAAAGCCTCGCGAAAGTGCCCGCATATCCTCTTCCGTTCTTATTTCCGATACGCTTTCTTATCTCAATAAGCCCTATGCGAACCCGATTTTATTGACGGCTGCCGTTCTGAGGAAGGGCGGCGGCATCGTTAAGGCGGGCAAGGCTTTGAGAGGCTACTTATATAAATTGGTCGATGATACGTTTATGGTATCGGTTGCGTCATTGCCGGATAAAGACACCATAATGTCGGGATTATTCGCCACCGATTTTGCAAAACTGGCATTCGACAAGACGGATATCCTTTCTATGATGGGGTTATTAAATTCTTCGGGCGGGAATGAAGGGCTTAAGAGAATCGTAGAGCATACAATAGGGTCGATTCGCAAGTTTCTGCAATTTCCCGCTGGAGCCCTTAATGATTTCGAGTATTGCTCCAATGCTCGCAGGATGCTTGGCTTTACCTTGTCGAACGATTTAGTGATTCGTGCGAATGGAGCCATAGGAGAGACGCTGACTCTATGTGAAACATTCTCGCAAGCGGCCGGCGAAAATTTTGATATCAACCGGTTGGTTGCCATTTCTAGTGGAGACGAAGCTGCGGCGGATAGCGTGTTGGAGTATTGCTCTCAAAATGAGGTATTGATCGCGGCCGTTACCCCGGGCAGAATATTTTGGGAGACGGATAAATCGGGCATATCTCACTACTCTCCCGAAAGCGAGATTATTTATCTTGGAGCGGCTTTGAATAATAACGGAGAAGAGAGAAAGCAAATTGCTTCATTCGCGGATAATCCGAACGAATGGATAGTCAACAGACTTGCCGATATACGGACCGGTATAGCGATAAGATACGATTACAATAAATTAATGCATATGCAAATGCGTGAACTTGAAGTTACTAATGAAGGAATTAATAAGCTCCACAATGCATTCGACGAGACAATGTCGGCAGCTATTGGGGATAATTGGGAAGATGATTTGAAAGCGATTTTCGAATGAGCGATAAAGACAAAATAATAAAGGCTTTGCAGGAAGTTCGAAAACTACTGTACGTACGTAGAGTAGTTTACATGAGTGAGTCGGTTAAGTATGTCGATTCATGGTCAAGCAAAGTAGGAGTTAGATCGTGGATGGGCTTAAACGCAGGGGAATTACTTCTTGAATCTCTTCTCGAGGCTACGACACTTGCCAGAAAATCGATAAATAATTCTGCAGTCGTAATAAGAGAGGCCTATGAGACATTGCCGGCGGGGGCGGGGCCGCTAAAGCGAATATTCGGAGATGCCATGTCCGCAGCCGAAGACATGGTTAAATCCTTGGATATGGAAATTGAGAAAAGAAATGACGAAATCTCCGCCAGGGCTGATGAAATAAACAGAACCATCACATCCCTCGGTAAGGTCAATGCTTTGGATAAGACAATTAAGCTGGTAGAATCGATAATAGGCGTAAAAGACGATATTATTACAAGTGACGGACAACCATCGGCAATAAATGACATTATTACTCAGTGGGAGAGTAAGGAATCGATTTCGTTAGATTATCATATAGATACTGACGAACTAGATGGGGTCCTGAATACAAAATGACGGATAGTATAAAACAGATAGATACAATTGTGCATGAATTCGAAGACGAAAGTGATAATTCCAAGTTGAAGAAGATTCTACGTGCGCTTTTGATTTGGGGGAGGCTTCTGAATGAGTGATATTCTCTCTACGGTAGATTTACTTGTAGAGAATATTTTCGCATCCAGAAGGACGCTCTCCAAACGCACGGACTTGAAGCTTCCTCCGGCCCTACCGCAGGGACATTATCCTCCGGAGCTGAGTGTCGCGACATGGGGGACTGCCCTATACGCGACAAGAGAACAGTTCGTCGCACCGCCTTTCAATGTAAACGATATCGATATGGCAGTTCGTTTAGACGGGATAGCGGCAAGAGGTATTAATAAGTATGAGCAGTTGATGTTTAAGGAAGGAGTGCTTCTTGAGGGAGAACGGCCGGAGTTGGTGGATTATGTTTATGGCAGGTTCGCCATATTCGGAGCTCGCGGTCCCGAGACCTTTGATAGTCTCATGAAGGCAATAGCTTCAGATCTTGTTCGATACTCGAATTGCATACTCGTCAAATCCAGATATCGAACCAATGATATGTCTCAAGTGAACGCTCAGATGAAGCTGAGGCTTGGCAGAACATTGAGAGGAGTGACGGGAGTCAATCCCGTAAGCTCTTATTGGCGACAAGAAGTCGGGCAGATTGAAGCAAGGCAGGATGATAGAGGAATTCCGATCGAATACCATCAGAAACAGAATGGGGAAGAGGTCGACAAATGGTCGGCCAAAGATGTAGTTCATATAGCTCACGATAAGGCGGCGAAATCTATTTGGGGCCGGCCGCTTACTCTTCCTGTTATAGATGACATTAAATTACTTCGTAGTATGGAGCATCACGTCGCCGATTTATTTTATAGACACCTGAATCCACTGATTCAGGTCGCCGTGAATGAGAAAGATACCGTGCATGGGGGAGCCGCGCCTCCGGGTTATGTAGACCATTATGCTCGCTTGATCAACGAAACTCCGCCCAATGGAGTGATAGTTACAGATGGACAAACGGTAATCCATGCTATTCCGGTCGTCGAGGGAATACCGGGAAAGGATTATCTTGATTATTTTGCCACTCGTGTCATGCTTGGAATGGGGTTATCGGATGTTGTGCTTGGGGTAGGGAATACGTCAAATCGCGGCACGTCGGATACAATGGTTGCTCAGATGCGCGACAATATTAAGTTTTTTCAGGAGTCGGCCGCTTGGCAATTTACCAACTTCATTATTAACGAGCTATTACTCGAGGGCGGTATAGATGTTTTAAACCCAAAGAATCGAGTGGAAGCAAAATTCAGAGAAGTGGATGTGGATTTGGCTATTAAGAAAGAGGAACACACTATCTCTTTATGGAACTCCAATCTTATCACCCATCTGGAATCCAGATTGAAGATCGGTAAAAAGCCTTTGACACCGGCTGAAGAAAAAGAACTTTACTCCAATAAGGTCGAGAAGGATATGATTCGATTTGAGGGAGACGTAAATAAAGATATCGCCCAGACCAAAGTGAACACAATTAACCGGAAGCAGAATGATAAGAGTAAGGCTACGAAAAAAAGGGATTCGACAAAGAATTTGAATACGAGCAAAATGAATCCGTCCAATCAACACGGCAAGAAAGTGGGGCCGAAAAGAAAAACCGCCGAAGACGAAGTAGTCGATAATTTGTTGGGTTGGGCTTCTACTGTCCTTACTGTTGCTATCGATTCAAGGGATGGTGAATTCGATGTTAACAAAGATATCGATAATCCATTGGTAATAGTCGGAGAAAGAATGCGGTCTCTTGGGTTTGAAGATCTTAATATAGTCGAGTTCGTGATTGCAGGAAGGGAAGCCGTGAAGGAATATCTTGACGGAGCCGATTTGGCCGAAGCTCTTGGTTCTCGCATTTTCGGAGGTAACGAATAATGTCAAAGCAATTAATTGTGGACGAACGCCGGAATTTTGCGTTCGATCTTTCCGATAATTCAATACAGATAATGGAGAGCTTCGGGGAGCAGAAAATCTGCGAGTCCGTCGCTCTAGTAGAATTTGCGGACGATGATTCCGGCCGTGAGATTCTGGTTCCCACAATAATCCCCATGGTAGAAGGTATCAGCCACAATTATAGAGAGTACACAGCCAAAGCCATGAAGGGCGGAAAGTCCAATACTCAGGGGTGGCCTTCCGGAGTCGCCTCATTCACAATGCCGATCGGTCGTCCGATACTTATCAATCATAGCGTAGAGCCGACCGCTCCGTTTGGCCCGATAGTGGGACGAATTCGTAAAGCTCAATTCGTTCCGGAAGGGCGCGTAAAAAACGGTGTGCCGGGAGAAGAGCGGGCTCACATTAAGGTATGGCCCGAGATTTCCGATCCGATGGCGGTAGAGTATGTTAAAAGCGGTAGATTCGAAAGCACCAGTATTTACGTCTCTACTAAAGAGATGGTCTGTTCGGTTTGCAAGAAAGACCTCTATAAACAAATGACGAATATTGTGACAAAAGCGAAGAAAGCCGGGAAAAGAGGAGAGGCTTTTCAGGAAACCATCTCCGAAATGCTTGTCGACGTAGCCGATACGGATGAAATGTGTACTCATATTCCAGGTATGGCATATGATAACAAGCTTTGCTATTTTACGGTAGGTCCGTTTTGGGATAAAGAAGTTTCATTTGTACCAATACCGGGTATTGATGCCGCTCGGGTAATCGATAGAGGCATCAAAGAATCTGCCCCGGCCCGGCATTTTTGGCCAAGTGTAGGTTTTATTGAAGATGACGATTTCTTACAATACGATAGCGGGTTGATCTTGGTTAAAGAGAGCTTCGAGATACCCGACAATAAGGAAGTTGAGCCTATGAATCCTAAGAATAAGTTCAAAGGAACTGAATGGGAAGGATGGACTGAAGAGGACCAAAAGATGGTCGATGAGCTGGAGGCTCAGATTACGGATCAGCTCATCAAGGATGGCTATTTCGAATCCGACGAAGCGGCTTATATGCTTGAGGACTTGGATGAGAAGAAGCTAACCACCGCCGCTCGCAACAAAATGAAGTCGAGCACGTTCTGCGGTCCCGACAAGAGCTTTCCCGTTCCTGATTGCAAACATGTAGCCGTTGCCAAGACTTACCTTGGCCGCTACAAAGGTCCCGGCGACAAGAATAAGATACTTTCTTGTGTTAACCGTAAAGCAAAAGCACTTGGATGCTCTAGCTCTAAGGACGATAAAAAGAAAGAGTCCGACACCGTGGCCGAGGACATTTTTGAGAAAGTTGTTAATGGAGAAACCAAAGTCTCCGAATTACAGCTTCCTGAGCTTGTTAAAGTTGCGACCGACGCGAAATCCGAATTTGAATCTCTGACGAAGCTTTATGAAACCGAGCTCGCGGAGAAGGACAAGGAAATTACCGGTTTGGTCGCAGAAAAAGATAAGCTTATTAGTGAAAGAGATACTCGTATTATTGAATTGAATGAGCTGAAAGAGTCCATTCGAGACAAGAAAATCGAGGATTTCAAAGAAGCTTTTGGGAAAGAACTCTCCGAAGCCCAAATGGGTATTTTGGATAGTTTACCCATAGAAGAGGTCGAGAAGTTTACGGAATTGTTAATAGTCGGTGCGCTCTCCAATACGGAATGTTTGACGCCGGATAATCCTGGTGCGGGAAAAGAAGGGACCACCAAACTCGGTGACCCCCCGGCTATAAAGCCAGGCACGACTATTCGTTCAAAAAGGTTAGAGAACCTTATTATTCGTTAGAACCTGTTGAGGTGATTTTAAAATGGCACTTGATCCGACACTTTATTTGACAGGCCGAAGAACGAATGTCCATTGGGTCTTGGAGTCCAGAAATGTCAATGCTCCTCCCCAGGAATTCTGGGTTGATTCGGCAGAGATCCCGACATCGTTCAGATTTACTAATTCGTGGGCAGATCATAATTTTCTCGCGGATCAGAACTTGGTCTTGATTGGACAGGGCATCATAGTCGGACTGAAAGATAACCCCTACAACGTGGCTCCGGTACAGGATACCACTGAAGGGATTGAGCCCTATCCGGTTACAGTTACTTCCGGTGGAATTCCCAGTATGGGAAAATACTGGCCGGGGTTTATGGAGAAGCGATATCAGAATGTTATCATTGCCGATAGCGCTCACTCCGGTTCAGGTCTTTATACTGCCGATGTTTGGCCAATTGGCGTACTTGTGACGCATGCATTCATGAATGTACCGCAACGTTTCTCCGGAAACGAGGTTGCCGTCTGGTGCGATAATGCCACGATTCAACTCCCCTATGTCGGAAGATCGTTTGCCGCGGATATGCAACTCGGTTGCGTCACGGATGCGAATCCTTCCGGTAGCGTTTTAGCGCTACAGCCCGGGGACTATCTTTATCTTGGCGGATCGTCCGATGGCAACGACGCCATTAATATTGCAGGTAAATTCCGAAAAGCGGCCGCCGCTGATGCTGATCCTCGTTGGATTTGCGGTCAGGTCTGGACGCTTATTAGGAACATGACCTACAAGGGCTGGCTTGATAAGGTGGCTCTTACATTCGGAGATGTCGAGCACGCACTTACCTATTTTATGGATCCCACGACCCTTGATTATGGGCCTTGGGCTCCCGGCTGTGAGGCCAACCCTTACAAGTGGCCGGGTGGCGCGATACCGACAGGCGGAGTGGGTCGAGGTATTTATGGAATGACCGACGGCAATTATTATGGTGTTACTCGGTATGCCGAGCATACCGTAACTGAAGCTGAGGCTAGCACTGCCGATGTGGTCGTTCCGATTACTCGTTACTTCGACGGTGGAGAGTATAAAGGATACATCGATACCGATACCGCTACGATGGTGGTTGTTAACCTGACCAATGCTAGTCGTGTTTGTACTGCCACGTCCGCTACAGCGGCCGGCGTTGTCACTCTTGATGTTACCGCCGCAAATGCGGCTGACGTGTTAAGCCTTACCGTTGTCGCATACGGTCAGATGCCGGGCGTTCCCGTTAACTCCACTCCTACCAATGGCGACGGTTCGCTGGTTCAGGTCGGCGGCAATGGCGCGTATTACGGTTCGGCTCTTGGAATTGCCGATATCGTTCTTAAGTTTTAATCGGGAGGTACATTATCATGGTAAAGACTATTACAGATATGGATCTTAGAGAGAAATACCTCCTAGAGCTTGATGGGATTTTGTCGGTTTTGACTTCCGAAGCCGTTAAGGAGAAAATCGGTAACCATGAGAAACGTTTTATCGAGGCTGCCGAGGACTTCATGGTCGATAATAGGTCAACTGCCGATGCCGTGAAATTTTCTGCGGTTGAGCTCGCGCTCAAAGCGCTTTGCGAAAACGAGAAAGTTTCTGAAGTTGTTCCATTCAATGAGCTTAAAACCGATTTTCTTAGGTCGGCTCCCGAAGCAAAAGAAATGGTTTTCTCTCAGAATTACTCGACCCTACTTCCTACAGTGGTTGCTGGTGGATTCGTTCCCACAGTCGAGTGGGAATATATCGGCTCCAGGATATTGGGCAGGCGTCGAGTTCAAACTACCAGTACTTCAGTTGAGATGTACGTAACTACTCCTCTGAAGGCTGGTTGGGTTGGCGAAGCTAAGACCGTACCGGAAGCTGCAGTTGACATTCAGGCTTTACGTAAGCTTCAGGTTAATATTCGCGAATTCGGTGTAGGTCTTGCATTCTCTCGCCAAGCTCTTCGCGATGCTATGTGGCCCGTGCTTGAAACGAATATCTCTGCTGCGAACGGGGCGATGAATAGATTCCGAGAGGAGTTTATTTGGACAACCTTCAAGCAGTATGCACATACGATATTCGACCCGGATGATGGCCGAACGGCTTTCGCGACTTCAGGCGTGGATGGAACTTATACGGCCAATAACACCCTGTCAATCTACGACTACCTCGATTTGGTGGCTAGTCTACAGTTACAGGGGTTCAAAGCAACCGATATTTTCTTCCATCCGTTACATTACCTTGTTTTTGCCAAAACCGCGATTCGCGGCGGGATGTTTTTGCCTGAGGCAAACAAGGCCGCTATCGCCGGTTCGCTCAATGTTGGGAAGTCTCCCGACTTTGATAGTGCTGCGATTAATTCTATGATTTCGGCTCAGCTTGGTGGACTTATTCCGAACATCTGGACGACTCCATTCATTCCGTTCGATGTCAACCAGATGAAAGCCGATGTCTACGTCATCGACAGGAGTAACGTCGGTACTGTGCTCGAGAGAGAGGGTTTACGAAGAATCGAGTGGCAGGACCTTGGCGTAGAGATACGGCATATTAATTTCCGAGATGAAATGGGCGTTGCGATTTTCCATGATGGGAAAGCTATCGCCAAAGCCGCGAATCTTGCTGTTGATGTTGGATACAGCATGGACACAAGCTTTGTGTATAATCTTGGTAATTGATGACTATTCCTAGACAAAGTTGAGTTAACCTATAAGGGGTCGGCCTTCCCGGCCGACCCCTATTCTATCGGCTATTACTATAATAGATGTATGCATTGAGGTAATCGGATGGGAAATGTTTGGCAAAATTCACATACTGGAAACTCGATCCAAGACGAGTGAGGAGAAAAAAGGTGCCACTCCCTACGAATCGATTAAGAGTTGACGCGATTTATCCGGTTCCTGCCGCGACCGGTATCACCGTAACTTCGAAAATAATCGTCAGATTCAATATAGATGTCGATCCGGAGACATTAACTTCCTCGAACGTAATGTTGAAAAAAGGTGGCGTTACGTTAGTCGATGCGGGACTTGGATACGATGACTTTCGTAGAACCCTGACCATTACGCCGGATGAAAATCTGGATCCGGGAGCAAAATATTATATTTATTTGCGTGGTACGGAATCCGATGACCTGACAGCTCAACCTTTAGCGGGAATACTCGGTGTAGATAACGAGGTTCTAGTCGGATTTTATGAATCGTTTTTTACCACAGAGTTATCGGCAATAGAGGCTCCCGAGCTTTTACGGCCGGCGCAAGGCGCGGCAGTATCTCATGCGGATGTGGTATATCCCGATCAGATTTTTTACTGGAATGCCGTTGATATTTATGCTGCGGGAACTACGGAAACGATGGTAGCGGCTGGGGCTGTTCTTGCGGATGAATATCTGATTAACGGATATATGGTAACGGTTTCGGCTAGAGCGGGAAATTATTCTCGAGCCGACAACGCAATTAAGCTAGCAGAAGACATAAATTCTTCGGGGGCGCCGGTAATTGCTACGGCGAATTCCAATGGAACTATCACCCTATCTTCTAACGTGCCCGGAGAAGATAATCCCGTAGTTATTCAGTCGGTAGGCACTCATAATGTGGCCCATTTAGATGAGCTGGGAATCTATCAGGAGGATCCGCTAAATCCGGGTTCTAGCGCATATGTCATAGAGGCGGATGCGGTAACCTATGAAATCGAAGTCGATATAGACTCTATTTTTGACGCTCCTACGTTTTCCTCGGATGGTATAGTCGATCCATACTTCACGCCGGGAGCCTTGCTCCCGATTCAACAGTTATACTGGAGAGTGCGGGCTCATGCCGGAGATGCCGTTTCCACGTGGTCGGAAACTCGCTCATTTTACAATGGAGTCCAAGAAGCCGATTCCATTACGGGAGATGATATATATATATCTCCTATTGGGGATGGCTTTAAAGTAATTCGTACATACCCAGAAGACGACTCCACAAATAACTATACTAATCAAATTTCGATTCAATTTAACGATGAAGTATATGCCGGATCTATTACCGATACCTCGATAGAGGTTATAGGCCAATCGATGGTTTCGTGGGAACCGAGTGTGGGGCAAATATTCGGAATATGTGAGTTACAGGAGGACGGCAGAACCATTGTTTTTACTCCAACCATCAATTTTGGTGCCCATATAACATGGTCAGAGCCTCCGGTCTCGTGGTATGTTGATACCTTGAGAATTTACAGATCCACAAGCCGGTTTGGAAAATATACGCTTATCGATACGGTATATCCCGGCATGACTTCGCATGAACTCGTCACGTCATATACGGATGAAACAGTCGCCGCGACTGACACGATTTTATATTGGTATCGCGTTGAATTTCTGGGAACGCCTAATGAGACAGCTACACCGGACGTTGATTTTTGGCCCGAGACAACGCCCGATGATGAGTTGTATAATGTATATCCAATGACTGAGCCTATTCCGGGTCGGTCCGGAGGGTTTGTCGGTAACCAAGTCTACAGAGTAACGGTTAACAAGGATTTATATTCGGCTCTTGGAAGCACGACAGATACGGTGAATATGGCGTTAGGTCAGGATTACGTGTTTTATTTTACCGGCCCGCTTCACCCTCTTTATGCAACGGTATCGGATCTTGAAACGGTTATAGGAACACAGTATCTTGCAGGATTATCTACAATAAGTTTAAGCTCTATGCTTTTGGCGAATAGTTATGCGGCGTTTAGAGCGTCTCTTTACGGGCCGTCGTCGATAGAATACAGTATAGACCAGTTCTGCAGCATAAGTTCGATATTATGTGTAAAGGCTCCATACTTTGTTTGTTACGTCGTATATAAAACTCTATATGACCTGTTCACGCAACAGGATATGACATCAAAGTCCCTTGGAACGAATGTAAAAATCGGAGACTTTTCTATCTCCGACTCGTCCGCCGGCTCAAGTCGAATAGATCCAAGAATCGAGGATTTTAAAACGAGAGCGGAGGCGTGTCTTGCCGAATTTTCTTTCGCCTTCTACCAAAACGTGGCCACATGGGCCATTAAGGCTTCACCGCTTTACGGTTATGGGTATTCCCCGTATGCTCCGTGGGAATATCGGTCTTGGATATCCGATAAGCCCACGAACGAGGAAGGGTATTGATATAGATATGTATAAGGAAATAGGCATTTATCACAATTTATATTGGACCTGCAACAAATATCAATACAAGTATGAAAGGAGTAAGAAAAATAATTGTCCGACAAGGATATTGAAATATCGGTTAGCGAGGTAACCGTAACAAGCTCTAAGGTTACGGTAGGCTTCGATGGGTCGCCCTCGGCCGGAGCCACATACTCCTTATGGTATGATGATGTATCCTATGCCGATGAGACAAGAGATAGGTATAAATGGCATGGGGGACATGTTGAGATAGTTACTACTGAAATAGTGGTCTCGGGACTCAAGCCGGGAACTACATATTATATAAGAGTTTTTGAAGTTAATCCCGGCAATCCGCAGGAACCGAATACGATATACGATTATAGCGAAGAACTATCTTTCACCACGAACAAGACCCTGGTCTATCCAAGACTTTCTAATGCATATTGCACTGAAACGCCCGCTTCCGGCCCCGGTCCCGGAGATCAGGTAAATGAGAATTCCACATCCATGCGCATAGGGTGTATGCATCAAAGCTATGGGACAGGAACTGTTGCCGACGTGGCATATGAGTTTAGTTGGAGCTTTGGAGGAGGTATCCAAACGTCTACGGGTGATTTGCCCTACTATGATACTTCTGATATGCCCGAGTTAACTGCCGGAGATACGATAGAATACGAAATATTCATGACTGTGACTTATGACGATGCAAGCATTCGTACAGCATCGATTCAGGGCTATACATTTGTGTTCAAGGAGTTGGAGGATACCGGAGATGTGGCATATGTACCGGCGGAGCTTTTCGTTCAGTCTATTTGGCAATCGATGCGGCCGGAGTATGAAAAGACCTTTCCGGACGGGCCAATCGTATACTTCTCGGGAATCGTTAGAAACAATAATGGATCGGGAATAGGAAATGCAATCGTAACTTATACTCAAGATCCTACAGAGGAGTCGGATAAGTGGTTTTATGTCGTAACATCGAATCAGGATGCGGAGCTTGGTACGGGAACATTCGTTATCGATTCTGATGTCAATGCGCCCTTGATCTATGCTCCCGAATTTTTGCCGAGCAATCCTCCGGGTATGTACGATTCGATGTCGGTACGGTTCGCCGTACGTTTGGAGGGATGGAAATATAACACACACTATCCCTATGTACATGACAGTATGCCGGGAGCGATCGGTCCACCGATAATAGCCATTATGCCGTCGCATATATGCACTAAGGAGAGTATCAAGGCATCGTCCGCCTGCTCTAAGCTAAAATTCACGGAATCAAATAATATAGTGCCCGTTTTATCCAACGACGCCTATGCTAATATAGAACCGGAATACCTACTTCTGCATTTTGATATATCGGAACTGGAGTTAGGGAGAGGAATCGTACGAGCATTTGTTAGACTATTTGCCAAAGAATCACGAATAGATAAGACTTTAACTTCAACCGTTTTTGCAATGGCATGCGATGAGGCAGGGGAAATCCTAACCGGCGATGATGGGAATCCTATCGCATTTTCTTCCGCCGAAATCGCGCTTATTAACTATGTGTCGCATACTGTACCTGTCGAGCCTATCATAGATTACTTTGTTGGGCAAGGGGAAACGGATATTTATATCCGTCTACAGCTAGGTGCGGCGTTTGTTCAAACCGAGCATTCCGGCACGGACGTTATAGGCGATTCCGGATACGTATCATTCTGGTCGGCAGAATATGGGAAAGAGTGGGCTACCGAAGTACAAAGTGGAGATATCACAATAACGGAAACCTATTTCGACGATTCCTACGCGCCATCGCTGGAGATTTATCAAACCGGAAAGGAAGTAGAGGAAGACGATGCGTTAAATACCCGAATCTTCGCCTCCTCTCCGGTTCCACTTACTACTGAAGTATATGAGTATCAAAGATGGAATGGGGTAAGGATGGTCGACGATATACACGATCTTGTTGCCTCCTATTCCAATACGCTTTCCTGGAATGTGGTCAATTTTCTCGCTCCGCCGCAGCCCGTAGGACTTGATTATTTTAAACCGGTATACTTCGTCTTGAGATGGGGTGGTTTTAGAAATCATGCTCTCCAGCCGGGTTTAGTAATTAATGGAAAGTCCGAATTAACAGAGAATCTCGGTTTAAACGAGCTTGAGGAGGGATTGATATATACAGGCAATTATCCTCTAACATTCATAACAGTCGGCGCCGTTTTTCAAGAAGGCTTTGTAAGCAGAGGCAGTACGCGTACACTTACTTTTACGGATCGAAGCACAGGACGGTACGAAGATTTCGACCCGCTTGGTGTAAGAAATACTGAAAGTATCGAGCAGGGCGGGGTGCCTTCGGGGATTTATCCCGGAGAGGAAATGCATTATTATTATCGTATATTGCAGCATGGAATTTGGGGAATAGAGGCATGGCCTGCGGAGGAATGGATAAACTCTTTCAAGAGCAATTATGGTCTTACAATGAAAGAGATTCCGCAAATAACCGAAGGAAGCATCATATTCTCCGGAAGCCAAATCGACCAAGATAAGATTAGGAGGATAGTAAGTGGGCTTTAGACGAATATGGAATAATAAGTCGACTATCGGTGCGACCAGATTCGATCAGGAGATCGAAAGACATGGAAGATATTACATACTGATGCGGGCCAATAAGCGTTTCAGGTGTCCTAACTATAGATATGCGGAAGGATCATGTTCTTTGGCTTGCCCAATATGTCTCGGCGAAGGATATGTTTTTCAGTATGAATCTCATAAGATGTATAAATCGCTGAACATGGATGCTCGATATAATGCTCCTGACTTTATCTTCTATGAATTTTTTATAAAACAGACGGTTGATGTGAAGAGAGAAGACCATATAATAGAAATCGAATTAGATAACAATCACAATGTGAGTGCAGTTATTAGCGAATACGAAGTACGAGACACGATATTAAAATTCTGGGATGAAGACAGAGTATACAGTATGGCATCGACTATACAGGTTAGGTTGACCACAACAGCTAAGAGATTGAGGTATCTGCAAAGTATTACGGAGAAAGGGATCATAGGGGGTTTATAAAGAGATTAAAATGGTTGATGAGCAAGTTACAAATTATTACGAATTCGCGACACCAAGGCCTCCGATAAGACCCGGGAAAAGAGTCCTGTTGGCTTTTTTCGTGGGAGAGGATCAGTTGACCAGTACGACGTTATCGGAAGATATCGCTATATCCCAGAGTATGGATCCCCTTTTTGTATATAGTCTAAACTGGGTCACACGGAGAATGAAATCATGGCAAGCGGAGCTTGATAATGAATATTTGTTACAGGATGGTATCGGCACCCAAGCCGAGAAGCGGACTACTTTTTACATGATGATAACTACCGCTATTCTGTCTTGTCAACTGGCTGGCGGGGAAGATATATGGATAAGTATCTGTGGACCGGAGATTCATTACAATAACACAACCGGTAGATCGATAGTCCGCTCATCGATGGATACTTTGTTCGAGCATATTCGAGCAATTGAGCCCGACGTAGTTGCATTTGTTAATCGGGATTTTAATTACGTCAGGGGCGCTGGAGCGATTTGCCCTACTTTGGAAGGCGGACTTGGTGGGATGGTTTATTCGAATACGGTAGGAATTCAAGATATAGGCGGTATGGATACCATAATGGTGAGTTCTACGAATAGAAGCTTGGATTTATATTCGATATGCGACGAGACTGACTGTAAGGTCATTATGCCTGCATTGTTGCATGAGTCTATCCATTGGAGATCTCAATACAAACCGATAGCAAGAGACGTAAATGGTGACGGAGTTATTGATGGCACCGACCTGCAATTGCTGTATGAGACGAATATGGATGCGGTAAAGGCTACTGTAGAGCACTATGAAGACTATTACAATTGCGAAAATCCGCATTTGTTTTTAACATATGGTGATCTGTATATAGGCGACTTTGTAGAAGCCTTCTCGTATATTCAGGTTGCCCCCGCCGCCTCCGGTCTTTTCACAACCGCCCAAGACGTGCTTGGATATCGTCCGTTTATAAATAAAGATTTGGGGCATCCGGGAGTATGGTCTCCTTTAGAGGAATACGACATAGAAATTTTGAAATCATACTGGATCAATCCCGTTCGCGCTACTATAAGGAACGGCATCACTTTAGCCGGGAATCATTCTTTTTACGGAGCTGATACCAAGGAGGATGTGAAGCATCCGGCCTATCCTTTAACTCGAATGCACAACGTAATACTCGCCCACAATATAGCAAAGGAGCTTTGCTTGGAGATGGATCAATATATCGGAAAGGGACGGCAGGTTGTTGTGAAGACTATACCTAAGGCCTTGGCTCAGGTCATGACGACGAAACCGGTAGTTAAATACGATTATTCTATAATAGATGTTGCAATAGACCAAATCGACGTGATTATTAACTTATGGGTAATGAATGAGGTCTCGTCCATAAAGACGACAGCCTCTATAAGTAATATAAAATGACTTCTGACGAAACTCATTTAACATCGGAATTGCCCGAATGGATGACGGGCTACGATAGAGAGGAAGATCTTGTTGGGAAGAACATGAGTACCGGAGTTCTCCTTGGAGGATCCGGGGTTACCAATTATGAATTTCCCGAGAACGATCGACCGACAAAGTTATTGACCGGCCCCGTTCCCGGTAGTTGGATCGTGTTTAAAGAAGCTCTCTTCAAGCTGATGACGCACCACATCAGCGCTGTGGCTATTATGTCAAGTAACCTCTACATGATTCAGCAGGGGATCGAGACTTTGCCTGCCATAACTTACTCTATAGTACGTGCTCGTCCGATCGGGTCCGATAGAAAGAGGATTCGTAGAATAGAACCGGCGTCGCCTAATGTCCCCGGAGCCCAATTGCGGACCTGGGGAAGGGATGTTCATTATCTTGTTCAATTTAACTGTTGGGCGGAAAATGAAGCCGATGCCGACTGGACCGTTTTTAAACTGCATGACTTTTTCGAGCGCAACTTGGACTCGATCCAGGATATGGCAGTTTCTTGCACATGGATGGAAGATCTCACCGATATCGAGATCGTCAGATTAGGCCTACCTTATTCAGTACGTTCGGCTCAGTACGCATTTGAAATGCCTCATCTTGATGCCGAATACATTAGTGAGATAGGCTCTATTCATGTTGTTTTACCTAAGAATTCTTTAACTGAAGGTGACTAATAATGGCAGGAGAAGGAAGTAGATATTATCCATACTTGCCGGGTGTCAGGGCTCACCTGATCGATGGCAACTACTACTCCAATACTGTTACGCGTGCCGACCCAATAGCCATGATCGGAACCGCTCAAGACGGGCCCTTGTACTGGCCCAATTATCTTCATAGAGCGGATTCCGGTTCACTGACTTATGGGAATGTTACCAAGGGAGATTATAATGTTCTTAAGGGCTTAGCGCAGTTGTCGGCATCCGGAGCGGATAATGTTGTAGCTGCTCGTATTACGGGAAGATATTCGGAAACCATTCTTCTCGAATCAACCAGCGCTACCGTTATGGATCTGGATGTTGATGACGACGAAGCCGTTGGACATGATTATAAGCTTGATGCACTGTTTGTTCCTGAAACCAATACTCAGACGGTTTTTGTCCTTACATCTCAAGATACCCAGGTTGAATGGCTGGCTACTGTTGAGATCGATCCGTCTTCTACGGCTGTGATCGACAATGGTACCGAAACGATTCCCGCGTCTCAATGGGTGGAGGGTCAGGAGTATTGGATAAATTATCACAGTGGATATATTGAGTTTGCATATCCGCCGATTGATGACGGACTTGATACTACATCCGACAACGGAAGTATTATCTTGAATGGTTCTTATTGGCCCTATTCGATTCGCCTGAAGTCTCTGTATCCCGGCTCCAAATACAATACGTATTATAACGGAATACAGAGTACGGCGACAATGCTTGTTACGACCAGCATTGCGGATGGAGCGGGAACCGTTACGATCACCAGGCCAGATAGTATGGGCTTGGGGAGTTTGTCGATCACTGTTACGGCAGATGACACAAACTTCGATGTGGCCGATGCGATAAACAGTCTTAAGACGAATACATTCGTCAAAGCTTATGTAAATGTTGTAGGTCAGCGCCGGAAGATTCACTCTTTAGTTTCAAATACGACTGCACCATATACCAATGATTCGGTCGTTGAAACTTCGCCGACGTATAGCGGCACCTCCCCTTATACTGCGAGGTTCTTCTCTACTACATTCGATGCTGCTGTTCCGACGATAACAACCGGCTCGGAAAGAATATGGAACCAGGCAAAAACTTATCGTCGCTTCCATTACGGAGACGATGAGGAGTTCCATTTAGCGAATATTCCCGGTGTTACCGGCCTTCCGGCTCCGGTTAGCAACGGAGATGCGGTAATCTCCGCAGAAGGTGGAGATATTAGTAGAGACTGGGGTGGAACTACTCCCGATTACGTAACATTGCCGTACTACTACGCGTATCATATCGAAGACAATTTCGTTCAGGATATTTATAACAGTTTGCTCTATAATGGTACGGCTTATATAGAATGCCGACCGAACTCATCGGGTAATTGTTATGATACTAGCGGAAATCCTACGAACGTTTACTATAGAGGCCTTAAAACCGACTATGGAGCGTTTGACTATATTGAGAGAGCCTCTGTTGCGTGGCTTGTTCCAAAAAACATGTGGATCGACAATAAGGTTTTCAATTATAGCTCTACGAGCCCGTACTACCAGGAA